TTAGGCGTATGTAATGAAGCAGCTAATACCAGCAGCCTTAAGCTTCTTAACCGTCGTTTCTGCGTTACTCTTTTGACTATACGCGCCTACCTGGACTTTGTAAAGTCCGTTAAGCAGCTTTACGAATACGTCCGTATGCCCGGTCTTCTTAATCTTCTCTGCCATAAGGTTAGCGCCTTCTTTTCTTCTGAACGCCCCAGCCTGTACCCTGTAGTACTTCTTATCTGCTGCCGCTTCTTTTCCCGCTTCCTGGGTAACTGCTGCCCCGTCGAACTCTGTAAGTTCGTAATCTTCGATAAGCTTAACCAACTTTCTTACATAGTCCTGGTCTGTAGCATATCCGGCAGCCTTAATAGCTTCGCAAGCCTTCTTATAATCGGTTTCCCCGATTACCTCTTTATAACGCTTATTTGCCTTTAAAAAAGTGCTGTGGTCTTCTACTGATTCTTCCCAGCTATCATAAGCCCGGAAAGCTGCGTTTTTCACGTCTACCAGGTTTATGCCGTCGTAACATTCCTTAGTATCTTTGCAATATACTTTACCCTTCCAGGACTTTGTAGCCTTGATACCAAAAAGGGCGTTACCGCCTGTAGTAAGTTCGGACTTTCCCCATGCAGATTCTAAAATAGCCTGGGCTACTGTCAAGCTTGCCAGTACTCCCGATTTCTTCATATCGGCAGACGCAAGCGCGCCCACCTTCTTAATAAAGTCCTTCTGTTCTGTATTCATATAGAAGCCCCCTTACACAGCTTTTAAGCTTGCTACAGCTACCCAACTGTTAAGTTCTTTAAGTCTTGCTTCTTTTACTCCCTTGTTGGTCTGTACTTTATCTACTGTATGCCTTTTACCGCCGCGCTGGGCTGCTGGTACTTCTTTACCTCTTGTAGCGGATAAGCCGCCGTATACTGCGCCGTCCTGGATTGTTACCACGCTTCCGGCTTTAATCTCTTTTACTGCTGCCGCTGTTGCTTTCTTCTTAAGCCCGAACTGTTCAGCGATTGCAATAGCGATAGCTTCCGCAATCTTCGTTTTCTTGTTAGCGTAAATCTGCATATCGTCTTTATCATCAATAAAGCACGTTTCCAGTAGTGCGGAAGATACCCCCGCCGCCCTTGCCCTGGCAATTACGGTATAGTTCTTACGCTTTACGCCGCGATTCTTCAAGCCGAAGGCTGCAATAGCCTTAAGTATTCTGTTTTCTACGCCTACGGTCTTTTCTGCTGTAGTTACGAAGATTTCCACACCTGTCGTTACACCGTTGCCCTTTGTGTCATTTGCACAGGAATTAAAATGCACTTCAAACACATAGCCGTAGTTAGCAAAGTTTACCGCAAGCTTACCCTTCTTAATGTCGCTGTATGCGTTACGGTCTGTAGGGTATAAGTCAACTTGTGCATATTCGCTTAAGGTCTTCTTAATTTCCTCTACCATGTAAATAGTTTCGTCTGCTTCCTTTCCGAACTGTGACGTAGCGCCAGGGTCGCCCGCGCCATGTCCACTAATAAGTAAAATCTTCATGTTTTTACGCTCCTTCTACGGTTTTTCTTAAAATGTCTTCTTCTGTGTCTTCTTCCGTAACTGTAAGCGTGTTATATACATAATCGTATAAGCTGTCGTTACCTTCCAACATTTTCCTAAATTCGTCTAATGCCTGGTCTAACAGTTCGTCGTATTTTTCTTCTGTAATAAATAAGGAAATAATTGGGAAACTTTCTACAAGCCATTCCCACACCCTAGAACGCTTAACGCGCCCGGTCTTACTCTTTAATTCCTTTTCGGTTTCCGTAACCATGTAAAGCAAGGCTGTTTTTACCTTCCCTAACTGCTGCTGTGGTGTAAGCTTTAAAAAGCGTAATACCGCGTATACGGCAAATAATACCAGGATAAGGACAATTACAAAAACAAGCCAGTTTTCAATAATCATTTTCAAGATTTCCATACTTTTGCACCTCTAATAGTTTTGTATGTCTGTCGGTTCTAACGCTTCGTCTATAAGTGCTTCTGTTTTATCCTTCATCTTTTGTATGGTTCTTTCCTTGATTTCTTCCGCCGGGTTTTCTTCTCCCAGGTCTACAAGTTCCCTAATCATGCCTAACTGTATCTTTATACCGTTTTCAAGCTGTACCGCTTTCAGATACCATATTACAGCAGCACCGAAGATTCCCCCTGCTGTAGGAATTATGTAAGTAAATACGTCTGTCGGCTTTTCGTTCCATGAAAATATTAAGGCTACTAAACAGGTAATACAAAATATCAAGCCAGTATTAAACACTACTTTCTTTTTAAATTCGTGTTTCATTTCGTTTCTTCTTCCAGGTCATGTATTCTATGGTTTGCTACGCTCTGCTTTTCCATTATTACCGCCTGGTCTTGCTCTAATTTGTATACCCGTTCTACTACGTTGTTGTGCTTGTCTAATTTCTTTTCAATGTAATTAAGGCGGGTTTTAACCGTACCGTAAATTACACCGATAGACACCCCGTACACAACCAACTGAATAAGTAAGCCTATCCAAAATTCATCACTCAAGCCTACTAACTCCTTCCTTACGGCTCACTTAACCGTAACAAGTCCTTTTGTCCTTCTTCTATGTCCTCTAACATCATTAGTAAGTGCTTGTCTTCATCTTCGATAGCCCTATAGTTTTCCAGTTCTTCCAGCAGCAGCCTATTAACTTCCGCCAGGTCTGCTATAATGCTATTCTGTACTTCTACTATATCCAGGTCGTAACGTGCTACGTTTGTCGCCCTAGGGCTGCCTTCTTCCCTTCTGCGCTTGATTCTGTTAATTATGCGGCGTATTAGTGCCATTCGCTATTAACTCCTTCTTCTTAATTTCTGCTTCTATTTGCCCTTTTATCTTCGTGCGAAGCCTGTAGGTGTCCGCGTGTTCTGCGTGTCCTTCCCAGCTTGCATAAATCATAAGCAATTTATCTTTTGTTATTTTCCCGCTTCTGTAGGCTTTGATAGCTGCCCTTATATGCTTCGGGCTGCGCTTCCTTATCTTCCTGTAGTCCTTATAGATACGATACCCGCAAAAGTCTAACCCGTTCTTCGTGTTGATTATCTGCGTTTTCGGATTTAAAGTAAGCTTAAGCTGTTCGCCTAAAAACGCTTCTATCTTTTGCAATACTTCTTCCAAGTGTTCCCGGTCATTATGGAAAATTACAAAATCGTCCATATATCGCGGGTAATCTCTTTCTTTAAGTTCATGCTTTACAAAATTATCTAACTCATTTAATACCAGGTTCGCGAAAAGCTGGCTTAACAGGTTTCCGACTGGCAGCCCGCACCCGTCTTCGCCGTAGCTGTCAATAATATAATAAAGCAGCTTTAATAAGTCTTCGTCTTTGAAAATCCGGCTTAGTATATCTTTTAATACTTCATGGTCTACGCTATTAAAATACTTGCTTATGTCCGCCTTTAATGCGTAAACCTGTTTTCCTTCAAAAGATAGATTTCTTATGCACTCCTGGGCGTAATCTGCCGCCCGGTGCATACCCTTATCTTTTCTGCAAGCGTAACTATGATAATAAAACCGCTTTTCTATAATCGGTTCTATTTTGGTGTTAATCATGTGCTGTGCTACTCTGTCCCGGAAAGGCAGCGCGTATATATCGCGCTTCTTCGGCTCATATACCACGAAGCGCCGGGCTTCGCCTTGCTGATACGTCCCGGCTAAAAGGTCTGCTACCAGGTCGTATAATTCTTCTTCCAGGTTGTCCGTAAATCTTAAGACTTCTTCCCGGTATCTCTTACACTTACGCGCCTTCCTGTATGCGTTTTCTGCATTTTCAAAAGTCGCTATATCCTGTATTCCTATGTTACTTCTTTTCATCTTCTGTCGTTCCCGCTTCCACCCTTCGCCTGCGCTACTAAGTGGAAGCGTCCTTTTTTATGTTTGCCGGATTTGCCCGGACGGGCTACACGTTCTGACTATATGTAATAGTCCTTGCTAGTAAGCCGTAGCTTGCTAAGTCTGTAAAGTCCATAAGTCACAGCCGAAGCGCGCGCCAATGTTCGTGTTGACGTTCCAAGGGTAGTTGTTACAGTTGACAGCGCGGCAGCCAGCGTTAACGCCGTTGTTCCAGTTGCCGCCCGCGATAAGGCGAAGCAACGTGTAGCCCATATTTTAACTTTGTACTGATTTGATGAAGCCGCCCAGCATTTTACCTATTTCAGTTATTTTCTTTGCGGCTACTCCGTATGTATGCCCGCTTATATACTGCTGGTCGTATGCGATTCTGATATAGTACCGCAATATTACTAATTCTACGTCCGCGTCGTATAAAAGCTTTTTCTTCGTAGTGCTTTTCCCGGCTCTGATGATGTACCGTAAAATATCCATGATACAGTTTTTAGTATCTTTTTGAAGTGAAAACTTTTCACTTTTCGGGTACTGCCTTAGCACCGGGTATATGTACTTTATAAAATCGTACAATTTTTCTTGTATTTCTAAATTGCTTTTCATATAATCGCCCTTCCTTTGATTTGCGATTATATCACAGTCCTTTTTATTTGTGTCGTTTTCTCTCATTGTTTCCTATATCCTGGAAATTTACTTTAAAATTTATCGCGTGTGCGGGCTTCCGCCCGCACTAAAACAGATTACAGACTGTCACAGCCGAAGCGCGCGCCAACGAACGTGCCGACGTTCCAAGGGTAGTTGTCACAGCTGACAGCGCGGCAGCCAGCGTTAACGCCGTAGTACCAGCCGCCGCCCGCGACAAGGCGAACAAGCCCGTAAGTTCCCTGGGTGTATGCCTGTCCGTTTCCTTCGCCTAATACGTCCTTCCAGCCCCAAGCAACCGAACCGCTGGTAGCGTCGTATCTGTAGCTTAATTCGTCCAGCCATTCCCACACGTTACCTACACAGTCCACACAGCCAATAGCCGACACCGCATTAACTACTTTTCCTGTCGTTGTACGTGCCGTATTTGTGGTAGCAGCCCAGGCGTTTGTATTATTGCCGTCTTCGCCCTGTGGGCTTCCGTAAGCTGCTTGCTGCCATTCTGAATAAGATAACAAACGCTTCCCGGATTTTAAGCCCATGTCGATAAAGTCATAGCTGTTATGTCCTTCTGTACCTGTAAGCGGTGTAGCGTTGTAAGCAGATTTAACGCCGCCTACGCCGTTGCTGGAAGCTAAGTAAATATCTACCCACAATCCGCCGCCAGCGTATACCATACCTTCGGGGCTGCATTTCGGGCGGTGCTTTAACGTCCATACGGAACGGGGAACAATGCCGGAAGCTACGTTAGATTCCCAGCCGCTGCCCTTTTCCACCCCAGCTGCATTGATAGGAATAAGCTTACTGCTTACCTGTCTTACCCTTCCATAATGGAAGCCGCCGATTTTACGGCTTGTTTCTGCGTCGTAGCCGTCCGGGTATGTACTGTTAAGACTGATTTTGTATACTTCGTCCAGGTCTTCGCTTCCAGGGTCGCAAATATATACATAATAGTCCTTACCTACTGTAAAGGCGCTTCCCGCGTCTAAGTTACCCGTACTAAGTACTGTAGCGTCTGTCTTGAATACTCCGGCGCTTCCTACGGTAATTACACACCCGGCAGTTACTGTAAGTTCTGTAAGCCCTGTAGCTGTCAAGTATTCCGCCGAAGGTGCTACCAAATCGCCAATGTTCGCCATTTTCGCTACTGTAAGCTTCGCGCGGGGGTCTTTGTTAATAAAGTCGTTGCTTAAAAATCTACTCATACTTCGCTAACACTCCTTTAATGCTGTCTAACTCTCCCTGGGTAATTCCGATAGTATCTAAGATATTTACCGGGTTTTCTACCCCTACTTTTTCTGCTGTTGCTTCTAAATCTGCGTCAACGCCTATTACCGTCTGCTTTTCCTCTTTTGTTTCTGTTGTTTCTTCTTCGGCTGCTGCCGCTGGTTCTACTACAATGTGTTCCACACTCTTAATAGTGTATTCTACCCCTTCGCAAAGCACCTTAGCGCCCTTTGCTGCTTCCGCCAGGTAGTTTGTAGTAATGTATCTTTTGTCTTCTGAAATAGCGATAACCGGGACGAAGATATATTTTACTTCTTCGATTCCGCTAATTGCTTCTTTTAACTCTGCCGCGTCCAGCTTTCCAGCCTGTACCATTCCTAAAAGGTTGTAAATGTCCTTTCCTGTACCGATTACTTTAGGCATATTACGCATAATCTAAAACCACCTTTCCTATTCCGTTACTTCGCTTAAATATCCGCTTCCTAAGTATGATTTGTCTAACCAGGCTTCTTCCGCGAAGTCATTAAGCTTATCCATATTGTTATAAATGTCTTCTATAAGTTCCTTGTAGTTTTCCGCTGTCTGCGCTGCCTGTGTCGCTACCTGTACGGCTTCTTCGCTGGCTGCCGCTGCTGCTTCGGCTTCTTCCTTTACCTGGTTCGCAATACCTATAGTATCGTTCGCCGTTCTCATAGCCGTAGCTGCTAATATAGTCGCTTCTTCTACTGTGTCTTTGGATTTTTCCACTTCCTGTAAGGCGTTAATAATCGCTTTGTACTCTATCGTACTGGCTATTTTATCGCCTACAATTACCGCCGTATCTATCTTAAGGTTGAACGTCCAGGAAGCTATATAACTTTCCTTTTCGTACACACTTATAGCACATTCAGCATATCCGGCGGCGGCTGTCATTTGTTCGGTAATTTCCGCCGTTACCAGGTTTTCGACGTAAGTACAGTCGTTTAAGATTTCTTCCCCGTCCGACTTTCTACACTCAATTCTTACTATTGCCCCTTCGGGCATTTCGTAAGGTTCGCCGTCATTCAGCAGCACTACTAACAGGTTGCGCGTTTCGCTGTCGAACTGTTTAACCCTTATAGTCTTTTCTACGCTGTGACGGGCGAAGTCAAATACTAATCTACCTACTACCACTTTGCACCGTCCTTACTCACTCAAATAGCAATTATTTATATAAGACAAGTCTAACCAGGCTTCGCTACTCTGCCCCGCCTGTATACTTGCGTTGTCGTACAGTTCCTTAGTCAATTCGTAATAGTGTTGTGCGCTTTCGTTGCTGGCTGCTGCGCTTTCGGCTGCTGCCTGGGCTTCGCTTGCTTTGGTCGTTGCCGTCCCGGCTGCTGCTTCCGCTTTTTCCTGGGCGGTTAAAGCCGCTGCCTTTGCCGCTTCCGCTGCTGCCTGGGCTGTTTCTGCTTTTCCCTGGGCTGTGACTGCCGCCGCTTTCGCTGCTTCTGCTGCCGCCTGGGCTGTTTCTGCCTTGCCCTGGGCTGTTACTGCTGCCGCTTTCGCTGCTTCTGCTGCTGCCTGGGCGTTCTCTGTCGCTGTCTGTGCGGCTTCTGCCTTTGTCCTGGCTGTTACCGCTGCTGCTTTCGCTGCTTCTGCTTCTTCCGCTTTGGTCGTTGCCGTCCCGGCTGCATTTTCCGCCGTTTGCTTTGCCGCTTCCGCTGCTGCCTGGGCTGCTATAGCTTCCTTCTTAGCCGTTTCGGCTGCTGCCTGGGCTGTTTCCGCCTTGCCCTGGGCGGCTTCTGCTGCTGTTTTGGCTGCTTCCGCTTCTGCCGCTTTATTGGTCGCTTCCCGGGCTGCTGCTTCTGACTTTTCCTGGGCTGTTACTGCCGCTGCCTTTGCCGCTTCCGCTGCCGCCTTGGCTGTTTCCGCCTTGCCCTGGGCGGCTTCTGCTGCCGCTTTGGCTGCTTCTGCTGCTACCTGGGCTGTTTCCGCCTTGCCCTGGGCGGCTTCTGCTGCCGTTTGGGCTTTAGCCGCTGCCTGTGCCTGTAAAGAAGCTGCGTTAGCCTGTTCTGTTGCGGCTTGTGCCTGGCTAGTTGCCATCTGTGCCGCTTCCTGGGCTTCTGCTGCCTTGCTGGCTGCCTGGGCTGCATATTGCCCGGCTGCCGTCTTTTCCTGGGCTGCTGCTTCCGCTGCCGCCTGGGCTATGCCCGCCTGGCTGCTTGCTTCCTTCGCCTGGGCTGACGCTAACGCCACCTGGTTAGCTGCGCTTTCGGCTGCTTCCTGGGCTTCGCTTGCTTTGGTCGTTGCCGTCCCGGCTGCTGCTTCCGCTGCCGCCTGGGCGGTTTTTGCTTCGGCTGCTGCCGTCGCTGATTCCTTCGCCGCTTCCTGTGCTACTTCCTTCGCCGCTAACGCCTGGCTATTTGCCCCTTCTACCGAAGCTGTAGCCCGCTGTATATTACTACTTGTCTTATCGAAGTAATTTTCTAAGAAGTTCCCTAATTCTACTTCTTCGTTCTCTTTCGTTATACAGTTCCACTTAATACGAATACACCGGGCTTTAACTTCAATCTTTATTACCTTGTGTCTACAGTAAATCATATCGCCTACTTCTACCGTTACAAGCTGCTTATAGTCCTTATACTCTACCGTATTCGCAAGTTCTACCATGTTTACGGTATAGTTTACCGTCGGTTCGTCTATTCCCTTTGCGTATTCATCTTCGCAAGCTTTTACAAGTGCTGCCCTTAACTCCGTTAGGTTCGCGTAGCCTGTTTCGCCTTCGCTGCAATCCTCTTGTAATTTGATATTCTCAAATTCAATTACTGCGCCTTTTACTTCTGCGTAGCTGCCTATTTTCGGGCTGTCTACCCAGGGCTTACTGCCTTCCAGCGTATAGCCGTTATATGCTACCGGGATAATTCGCGTTACTACGTTTTCGTCGTCTACGCTTTCTTCGATTGCTTCCAGGTTATGCCCGAACTCTGCCCTAACGCCTTTATCGCTTCCAATCTGACGCATAATATATACGTCGTAATTATCGTACAGCCTTTCCCCTCCCCAGCGGTTAATAAAGCTGTTTTCGTCGTCCCCAGCGATTGCTTCTACAATGTTCTTCCGCACATAGTAAGAAGTATTTACCGTCGTTATATCGCTGTGGGCTGTAAACTTCGTCCCACTAAATATAGTATCTAGTGCCTGTTGTCCGTTCTTATCCGTCGGGCGTACATCAATTAAGTAGCTGCCTAAGTTATCATAAAAAATATGCCTTGCATATACCGTTACTTCGTCGTCGCTCTTTTCTCTTTTGTATATTCTGAATAGCTGTTTATCTGAATAAGGCGTAGGGGCTGCTATAACATTGTCATTTACCAGGTATTCCCAGCGCCCCAGGTCGTCGTATTCGTGGGTTAGTTCTATTTGACTGATTCCGTCTAACCCCATTTCAAAATAACAACTTAAGGGCGTAAGTGTTATATCGCCGTTCTTTTGGTAATTCGTATTTGTACTTACATATACTTCTATCATAATTCCCGCCAGTTAGGGACTAACACTACGCTAAAGCCCGCCGTATAATTAAAGCTATTGTCCCCTTCTTCCAAGTAAAGCCCTTCGTATTCCCCGGTAAGTGAAGCGTTGCTTATCTCATTCGCTGCATTGTAACAGATACCTAACTTTGTATCTATGTTTAACTGCCCGTCCACTTCTGCCGTTACCTGGTTTCCGTTTACTTCTAGGGTAATTGTCCCGCTGCCGTATATCTTATATACAGGCTGTGCCTTCATGTAGGGATTGTATAAATAATCACCTATTTCCTTTTCGTCCTGTCCGTCTATCCGATACATATAAGCTTCGCATATAAAGGATATTTCAAAAACGCCTACACGCCTTACCTTTCGTTCGCTTTCGCTCATTACCGCCTGTTTTACTTTGTAGTAGTATTCCGGGTCGTCACTTAGTATCAGTCTTTCATCATTCCCGCTATGTAGCCACTTCTTAACCTTCCTTAAGTCTTGCGCCCATACGTCCGGGTTCTTCGATACAAAATTAAAGCTTATCTTTATTTCTATATCTTCGTAAGTGCCTTTGTCCCTGTGTAACTCCCCGTCGCGCCCTTCTATCTTAATTGTTTCATGTTCGCGCTTCGGTACAGGAATCGTAGGGCGGCTTACTACGCTTAGCCCTACGTCCTTGCTGGATTCGCCATTATAGAAAATATGGAATATAGCCCGCATTATGCCGCCCCCTTTGTTTTATCCTTGTCGTTTTGGTCTTTTGTGATTCCTTTTACTACTTCCTTCTTAACTTCCTTAACAATTACTTTTTTATCTAAGGTTGTCGTATTGGTCGTATACACAATAACCGTTATATCTTTATCCTTTGTTACTTTCTTTGTGTTTACTTCGCCGTCAATCGCCGTAATCTTAGCCGTTTTCTTAACTGCTGCTACCGGGTTAACTTCTGCTGATACCTTAGTAGTCATGCCCTGTAATTCGTCCGTTAAGTCCTTCTGTAGTGTTGGCATTTCTGCCGTAATACCTACGCCTATACCTTTCGGTATCATCTTACCGACTAAATCCCTAAACAGTCTTGAAGGCGACTTAATACCTAATGCGTCCTTCGCACCCTGTAATAAGCTGCTTGCCAGGCTGCTAACCTTGTTTTTCAGCCAGTCCCAACCGCTGCTTATACCGTTCCAAATTCCCGAAACGATATTACTACCGATTTCCTCCATTTTGCTAGGCAGACTGCTTACACCGTTCACAACTGCGTTAAACAGTCCCTTCGCAGCCGCCGCGCCTTTCGCCGCTAACTGCGTTCCCCAGCTTACCACCTGTTGAATAGCCCCGGATATAGCGCCCCATACCTTACTAGGCATTTGTGATAGCGTACTAATCGTCTGACTTATAAGGCTTGTCGCCGCCGATACTGCCCGGCTTCGCATTTGTTCGCCCCAGGTCGCTACTTTCTGTACTGCGCTTACTATCGCGTTCCAAATTTTGCCCGGTAACTGCTGCATGAATGTAACAATACTACTAACAAATTCCGGGATTTTCGTAGTAGCCCAGGTATATAAATCTACGCCGAATTTCAGAATATGCCCTAGGCAAAAACCGATAACGTAAGCGATTTTGTTAGGCAATTCGGAAAAAAACGTAACGACGTTCGTTACAAGCTGGGTTATCCCCTGTTCTGCCGCCGTTCTAAGCCCTAACGCCCATTCGCGGATAGCGCCAACCGTACCTATAATCGCGTTCCAAATTTTGCTAGGAAGCTGCTGTAAAAACGTAACTACACCGTCGAAGGCGGCTTTAATCTGTGCTACGATATTCGCTAAAAATTCTATGACTTGTGCGAAGGCGTTCGGCAAAGTCTTGGTAAAAAATGTAACAATCGCATTTACAACAACTTCTATCGCGCTTTTGATTTTCTCCCATACGTTCGCAATCGCCGCCCTTGCGTCCTCATTCGTGGCTATAAATCCGACGATAGCAGCTACAAGCATAGCAACCAGCGTTACGACTAAAATAATCGGATTCGCCGCCATTGTCGCGTTCATCAACGCTTGCACTACCTGGGCTGCCGCTGTCGCAATCTTGAAGCCTTGCATAGCTGTAGTTACCGCATTTATCAGCGTTGCCACTTTAAACGCTACGAAGCCCGCGCCGATTCCGGCTAAAATGCTTACTATCACTTCCCCGTTATCGGCAATCCAACCCAACCCTTTAAGAAGCGTAGGCAGCACAGCCGCGACTATTTCGCTTGCCTTTTCTACCATGTTTCCGAAGCCTGTAGCAATCTTTTCCAGCGCCCCGCTTAAGCTTCCGTCCGTTAAATCATTCTGTAAATTTCCGATAACTTCCGTAATATTTTCTACGGCGTTTGTAAGCGGGGTCTTGAATTTCTCGTAAGCCGCAATACCTAAGCTTTCCAGCCCGCTTTTTAATATCGTTACTTTGCCTTGCAGATTGTCATTCATTGTAGCCGCCATATCTGCCGCCGCGCCGTCACAGTCTGAAATATAGCCGCTTAACTCGTTAAAACGCTCCCCGCTGTTCGCCAGCAAAGCGTTTACGCTCTTAAGGTCTGTCTTGTTGAATATCTCGTTAAGTACTTCTGTCTGTTCTCCCTGGGTCATTGTCCCCAGGATTTCGTTAAGGTCGTTAAAGGTATCATTTAACGGGCGCATGTTTCCTTCTGCGTCGAATACCTCTAAGCCTAACTCTTGCATTTTCTTCTTTGCTGTATCTGTTGGCGCTGTAAGGCTTAATATGACGTTTCGTAACGCCGTTCCGCCTTCCGCCCCCTTTACGCCGTTATCTGCAAATATACCTAATACGGTATTCATTTCATCAACGCCGCCCGCCAGGTTCTTAGCCGTTCCGCCTACCGTTAAAATAGCTTCCCCTAGCTGCTGTACGCTGGTATTACTCTTTTGTGAAGTCTTCGCCATTTTGTCAACGAAACTTTTCGTAGTTCCGGCTGTGTCGCCTAATGCGCTCATGCTGTCCGTTACCATGTCGGAAGCCGTCGCTAAATCCATTCCCCCGGCTGCTGCCAGGTTTAGGACTGTAGGAAGTGTTTCTATAGACTTGTCCGCGTCGTACCCGGCAAGCGCCATATAGTTAAGCGCTTCCGCCGCCTGGGTCGCTGAAAACTGCGTAGTAGCGCCCGCGTCCTTTGCCGCTTTCTGTAGCTTGTCAAATTCTTCGCTTCCGGCTGCTATTTCCTCTGTTGTGATTCCCATAGTAGCCGCTACCTGGCTCATGCCGCTTTCAAAATCCGAACCTACGCCGACTGCTGCCGTTGCCAGCGATTTAAGCCCATTCGCCAGGGCTTTTACTCCGTTGATGATAGCCGTTGATATTAAGTTGGCTTTTATAAGGTCGCCCAGGCTTACCGTTTTCTTCCCGGTATCGTCCATATTGCTTCCGGCTGCCGTTATCTCCTGTCCGAAAACCGTCCACTTTTTGCCCGCGCTGTTTAATTCTTCTTCGGTTTGTTTTAATTCTGTTTGTTGGTCTACTAGGGCTGCTGTCGATTCATTCACCTTAATCGTATTCTTCGCTATCGCTTCTTCTTGCTTTTTTACAGCATTTTCAGCCTTAGTATGTGCTTCTTTCGTTTCGTCTAGCTGTGCCTTTAGTTTTTTGCTTTCTTCGCTGTTTTTACCCGTCGTCTTAACGCTTTCGTCGTAAGCTTTGGCAAGTTCTGCTACCTTCTCCTTTAGCTTCTGCTCTGTTGCCTGTAATTCAGTAAGCTTCTGCTTCTGTGCTGTCAAGTTCGTTTGCTGAAGCTTAATAGCGTCCGTCTGTAGCTTAATCTTAGCCGTTAACTCCGTCTTCTTTGCCTTAAGTAAATCGGTCTGACTGCCTAACGCCTTCGCCTGTGCCGCTTCTACTTTGTATTCGCTGGTTACAAGCTTCATCTGCGTAAGCATTGACTTCATTTGACTGGTAAACTCGCTTGTATTAGCCCCAACTCGTAGACTAGCACCAGCCATTTATTAACTTACTCCTTCGCTTGCGTTTCTCTGTCATACTCGACTTGAAATACAACGTAGCTTAAAAGGTCGCTTAAATCAGATTCTAAGCAGTCTTTATAACTGTTTCGCATATTCTTAATACATATCTGTAGAATATTATCAAGGGCGTTTCTATACGATTCCCATACTTCTTCCTGTGTGTGTTCTTCAATATAGCCGTTCTCCCTGTCGTATTCATCAAACGCGCTACCCTTGTCTTCTACCTGGGGGCTGCCGCTTAGCATTTCGCTTATCTCCCGTATTTTCTCATTTACGGAAGCGTCCACTATTTCAGTGATTGCCTGGAATGTATTAACGATTTCTGCTACGTCCAGTTGTTCTATTTCTTCTTCCTCTATCCTGTCGTTAAAAATTACCCGTATCACAGCAGAATAAAGGTATAATAAGTCGTTTTCGTCTTCGGTTCTGCTTATCAACTCCATAAGCTGTATATATCTTCTGTAAGCGTATGTAGTGATACTGTAAAAACACTTAAGCCGCCCGCCGCACTTGATACATGTATCAATTAAGCGTGTGAACTCAAATTTTTTTTTGCGTCTTCTGCCTGTTCTCCCAGGCGCTTAATGATGTTCGCATTGATAAGAGCAAAGTTAAAGATAATTTGCGATACGTCCGCTAATTCCTCGTTTGCTTCATCAAAAGTAAATTGATTATCGTAAATTTCCACGATAGCGCTTACCATACGGTCTAATTCTTCGTCTGTATACGTCTGCTTCTCCGGCGTTACCAGGTCGTTATAGACTTCCCTAAACGCCCGGTATTTCTTCCTTCCGATTTTGCCGCTTTCGTACTCTTTACCGTCTACCGTAATTACATTCGTTTTTAAGGTCTTCGCTACGGCTTCCGCCTGTAAATTCGTCTTATTCATAATTTCCGCATTGATAAGGGAGAAATTAAGAATAATGCTGCTAATTTCGTCTAAGCCGTCGTTTGCTTCGTCAAAAGTAAATTGATTATCGAATACCAGTACAATAGCTTCTACCATTCTGTCTAAGTCTTCGTCGCTAAACGTCTGCGCTTCCTTCTCCTTCCCTAAAAGGCTTTCATATACAGCAGCAAACTTTTTATATTTTTCTCTTGTGATTTTTCCGCTTTCGTACTCTTTACCGTCTAAGCTGATTTTCATATTATCGCCCTTTCTTATAGGGTGTCAGAATCTGACACCCTACATACGTTTATTACTCTCCTGTTTCTTCTCCTGTTTCGGGTACAGGTGTATACTCCTGTACTGCGCCGAACCATTCCGCAATAGCTTCTTTTGCTGTAGTATGTTCTTCCAGTAAGTTACTTTCATCTACGATAATCGCGTAAAGCTTCTTTCTTTCCCCTTCGATAATATCCTCTTTCTTTCTTGCGTAGAAAGTGAAGGTAATTTTAAGGGTCTGCGCGGTCTTTTTGTCTTTAACGGTTTCGTATGTAACGTCCGGGTGTTCTGCCTTTCCGCAATAATACCAGCAAAATTCATACTTACCGTTACCCTGTTTCGCGCGGAAGCCTAACGCTACTTCCTTCGCCTTATCACCTTCCGCTTTTACCAGGAAGCCGTATTTATAAAGCGTATCGAACAATAACGCATAGTCGCCCGGTGCTAATCTGTTAACCTCAATTTCAATTTCTGTCTTTTCGTATGTTTCTACGGTATCTTCTACTTCGTCGTCGCTGTAGGTATATTCTACGCTGAAAGTATCTTTTACCGTTGCTGCAATCGCCTTAGCAAGTCTTACCGGGACTTCTGCCGCGTATACGTCTTCGTCATTGGTCGTAACCTCTGCTACGCAAATATCCTTTAAGCCTACCAAACGACTTCTAACAATCGTTTCTTTGTTTTCCCGTACTGCTGTCATTCTTAATTAACTCCTTCCACATTCATAACGAAGTAAAAGCGGGCTGCTTTGTGATAAATCCCGGCATCTGCTTCGTATTGGTCGTTACCCGCAAAATAGGTAAAACCAGCCTTCTTAAGCAGCTTTTTAACCTTCTTTTTCAACCTAAAACAGTCTTCTTTACTCCATATATCAACCTGTATATAGTATTCTTCGTTTTCGTTGGTATCTTCGCTAAAATCTATTTCTTCGTCGCTCATAAAATAAAAGGTTATGTGCGTTTCGTTTATATCCTGGTTGTACCAGCCTTCTTCCGTATGTACCCCAGTTATCCCGATTACTTCCGCAATAAACGCCGTTAAGTCCAGTTCTCCGTTATTAGGGTAGCTTTCTACGACCTTTTCAAGCTGTTCTAACTCCAATTCACTTAAAACCGCCATATCTAACCCCCTAACTTTTCCTTTAATACCTTTTCGTATTCTTCTTCTGCAATCTGCTTAAGCTGCGGATATGTCGCGTGTGCTGCTTCTAGCATAAATTCTTTAGGCTTATGTATGCTTGTACCCCATTCATGGAACTTCATGTAGAAGAACGGGGACGTATCGGACACTTCCCAGCCTATCACTTCGCCATAATTGCCGCTTTGCGTTGCCGCTTTCTTCGGTACGTTATCCGCTGCGTGTTGCCCGGTTCTGCTGCCTTTTCTGCCGGACTTCATAGGATTTTCGCTATACGCCTTCTTCTTAATCTGTCCTTTTGCTTCTTCCTGGGCGATTTTCCCGGTTTTTTTCACTATCTTTTTGTTAAGTTCCTTTAATTCTGCTTCGGTGCTTAATTTCTGTATTTCCCTGTACGTTTCTTCCAGCCCTTCAAAACGCATAGTAATATTAAAACTCATACTACTTCCTGTGCCTTTATCACTACTTTTCTACGGTTGTATTTGCCGTAGTCCACCGCAATAACATTAAACACCCTTTCGCCCCATTTAACTCGGTATTCCTTCGTATTAAGGGCTTCCAGCTTACCGCAAAAGCGCGTTTCAAAATTCACTACATTTTCTAACTTCGCTTCCAGGGCGCTATAAAGTTCTTTTCCGTACAGGCTTTTTACTTCACACCAGCATTTAAAGTAGTCTTCCCATATTTCTACAGGTCTTCCCTTTTCTATGGTCTTCTTCCGCTTCTGAATCATTAAATACATAATCACGCCCCCACATTCGCCAGCTTGTCTAATATGGTCTTTGTGATATTGTCCGTCTTTGTGCTGCTACTGATTGTCGTAGCGCGTACTTCGTACATATCGCTAACAATCTTCTTTTGAAGAAGGGCGGCGATTCTCCGCCCTTTTTCATATTCCTCGGTGCTTTCATAATTCGCCGGGTCTTTATAGGCAGTCCCTACGCAACTGTCTATATAAGCTTCTGCCGTCAAAATCAGCTCCTTAATTTCTTCGTCGTCCTCGTCATAGCTTACCCGTAAGTAGCTTTTCGCCTGTTCAAGCGTAAGTACTTCATCTGCCATTATTTCACCCCTTTCGGGAACTCATTAGGCAGCCGGGGTAAATTCTACCTTGAAGTCTGCCCTGTCGTCCAATTCCTCACAGTCGAAGCGCTCTTGTACCTTAAGCGCCAATTCGTCCGATTCAAAGAATACGGATTTATCTGTAGATACTGTGTAGCCCTTTCTTTCAAAGAACTTAACCAGGGCGTACAGGTTAACCACATAGAAGACTACCGCGCCTTCTGTAGCCGCTGTGATTGCTTCGTCACTCAAAGTAATAAGCTGCTTATTCTGGAAGTAGTCTTTACCGTTTACAGTCTTAACTAATTCCAGGTTTCTTCCGTTCTTATCTTCCTGGGACTGCAAATATACATAGCCTGTAAGGTTTGTAATAACTACAGTCTTCGCACGAAGTGTAGGTAATACGCCGTCGATTACCTTCTTAACGCCGCGCCAGTCGGTAACGCCTGTAGATTTGTCTACCGCGTTCGCTTCGACAATCTGTAAGATTTCGTCGTTTTCGCTGTTAACGCCAGCTTCTGCAAAGTCCGGCTTAATAACGTCCTGGACGATATTTACGGCTTCGTCTTCCTGTAAGTCGTTTGCGATAGGAACTAAAGCGCCGTAGTTCTCGATATTGTAAGTAATATCTTCCGTATTTGCTGCTTCCCCGGTTAATTTTGTGCCGGATTTATACTTAGTAAGCTTCTTTCCGCCGATTTTTGCGAAAGGCATTTTACCATGATTAGAAGTAGCGCGGACAATATGGCAATGTTCCTTAAGGCTAGGGAAGCCTTCGCGTAATACCTGTATATCGTTAACGAACTGTTCCGGCAAAATAGCGGCGTTATTGTCAATGTTTACGGCTGCTCTTTCTTCTTCTGTAAGAGAACCAGCGCCCTTAAGCGCATATTTTACGGCTGCTCTTAACTCGTTGGTAGCTGCTACGGTGCGCTTTTCTTCTTTCTTGCGCTTCTGTCCTCTCAATTCCTGGGCTTCTTCTTCGTCCTGGGCTTCTCTTACCGCTAAAAGCTTCTGTAATTTTCTTTTTTCCTCTAATGCCGCTTCTGCTTTATCTGCGTCGCGGCTTTCCAGGTAGCCGTTAATTTCCTCTGTCTTCTTTCCGATTAACTCTCTGATTTCCTGTACTGTCATTTCTTAAAACTCCTTTTCGTTTTCTTCCCTTAGCTGCATAAGCCGGGCTTCTGTTCTCAATTTCTCTAATCTGATTTCTTCTTTTGCTTCTTCCTTTACCTTCTCAAAGCTTCTACAGCTAATTTCCGAACTGTCATAAGCCGGGAAGGTACAAGGGCTGACTTCCAGTAATTCCGCTTTTACTACGCTTCTTTTGTAAATCTGTTCGCCTTCGTACTCTACCTTACTCCATCTATCTTCCTGGCAGATAAAGCCGAAGCTGCTACCGTCCACGTCGCCACGTCTTACGCTTTCCTTTACGTCATTTCCCCAGGTATTGTTAGGTAAATCAATGTCATACGCTAACCCTGTAGTATCTGCTGTATTAAAGCGTAAAGTATCAGTCTTCGTGCTGCCTAACGGTCTGCTTGTGTCGTGATTCCACAAGGCTTTAATTTCTTTTCCCGCTTCTTTACATCTGCTTAAGCCTTCATCAAAGCAGCCCGCCGCGATTTCCTCTAAGTACTTGTCGCCCCAGCGGTCTACAATCAGTACAGGCGTGTTATACTTAACGGCGTAACCGCCTATAGTATTACTTTCGCCTTCTGCTGCCTTTCGTACCTCTAAGGCTATTCCCTGGCAATTCCTGTAATAATTACGAATTTCCTGGCTTCGTCCTTCCGCTTTTTCATTTTGTGGCATTGTTCGCGCTCCCTTCTGTGTTTTTCCCTATATCCTTTAACTTCAAAACTCCGGCGTTTACTATCAGTTCGTCGCCTTCCGGCACTTTTTCGCGCTGTAGTTCTAATCGTGATTCGTTCGGCTTGTAAATACCAGCAGTCGTATAACCGCATAGTATTTCTTGCTGGGTCTTAGCGTCTGTCCTTAGAATTACGTTAGTATTAAACCGTGCTTTGTAGCCTTCTTCTCTTTTTTCTTTGGTTAATGCACTCCATGTTACTTCCTGTTCTATTGATTCGTACAAAATCAATAGCGTATCTACCAAAAAGTTTAACTGCTGCTGCTCTAACGAATTGTTATTCGTGTCTTTAAGGTCGTTTAGCTGGTGCATCTTAACCCCGAACAATGCCGCAATCTGACTTATTGACATTCTTCTAATCTGTTCGTACTGCGCGTCTGCCAGGGACAAATTAACAGGCTGTACGCTGAATCCCGCCGGGACTGTAAAAACACGCTTCCCTTTGCTGTAAAGCCGCCCGAATTTCGCTTGTATCTTCCCTAACTCTTTTTCGTCCTTAATATCAGACGTAAGCTGTACTACCATTTTGTTAGTTAACCCGTTGTCATACAGGTTATTTAAGTAATTCTGCGCTTTTATCTGCCCTTCTATTGTGCTTTTCACAAGTTCCCGTACTGGCTTTGTATTGATTCCGTCCATTGTGAAGCCCTTAAATATAAGCAAGTCTTCATAAAAGCCGTAATCTGTTGTACTGCTGCCCGTTACTCGGTATTCTATTAAAATCTTGTTTCTAAGCTTCGATTTGAGTAGCCCCGCGTCGTCTATCGTCATTCCTTCGATAGTGCAAGGGTACAGCGCCAGCAATTCCCCTTTTCTTCCGTACTGCTTGACTGCTGCGCTTATGCCGTCATGCTGTCGTGTCGCTTCTATTGCCTTCCAAAAGTCTACAGCCGTCATATACGGATTAGGTCTAAGGCTTAACAACTCATTTAACGGGTCTTCTGTTGCCCTTCTTATGCCGTTTTCCGTATCTTGTACCAGGTAAAGCGGCGTTTTCGCTACTGCTTCCGCTATCTTCTTAATGCAAGTGAAGTATGTAATTTCCCGCATAGCTGCTACGGGCTGGTTTTCTTCAATCCCGAACACCTTTAAAAATAGCTTTTCTTCGTCTGTTAACTCTGTTGTGTCTATGGTTTCTTCCCTTTTTTCCAAAAAGTCTAAAAGCATTACTTCTTACCACTCCTAACCAGCAAAACCGCCGCTATTAACAGTTCCCCGCTTAGCAGATATAAGCCCGCGTGTCTGTTAATGTCGTATGTGACAGCAAACGCAATAACCAGGGCGGCTACTAACATTGTGTCCGCGACTATTAGCCGTAAATTCTTAATTTTCTTTATCTTCTTAAGCATTTCTTACCTTCCTTACAGGTCGTCCAGGTATTCAACCGGGTTATAGTGTTCTATTCCGTTTTCTTCGATACACAGCAGTAAGCCCATAAGCATAGCTATAATACCGTCTATCTTAAATTTCGATTTCTTCTTACTGTATTTCACACCTAACATTTCGTCGTAAACCGCTATACAGTTCTTCGCCATGAACCTAAAGCACTCATTTTCAGCTATAATAATTCGTTCATCTACTAACAGGTTTTCAAAATCGTTAATAACCTGTGTCATGGTCTTAGTACCCTGTCCCAACGGTATAACGTCCCAGCGTTCTTCCAGTCTGTTAATGATTGTTTGGCTTCCCCATTGGTCGAAGCCTATTTGTTCTATCCTGTAAGCTTCGTCCAGTTCTGTAGCATGGTCTAAAAATCTGTCGAAGTTAATATACTTTCCGTCAAGCGCTATTAAATCGCCTTTCTTTATCCAGTATTCGTAAGGGTTATTGTCCTTATGCTGCCTATATGCTACGGTTTCCTTTGGCGTATACAGGTACGGAACGACAATAAAACGCCCTGTAGTTTCTTCGTAAAATACCAGCACGAAGCCCGTAATATCATTTTTGCTGGATAAGTCCAGCCCGCCCCAGCATTTCCAGCCCTTTAGGTCTTCCGGGTTTACCTTCTTCGTGCAAGCGTCCCATAAATCCATATTGATAGCGCCTTTTTCATGGTCTAGCGCTACGTGCTGGTTAAGGAACATTCGCCTAAACATATTTTCTTGTAGTGGCATTAACCTAATACGCTTCGCATAGTTCGCCAGGTCTTCTAGTTTTCTAAATACGCCTAATGCCGGATTTGATTTATACCATTGTGCTTCGTCCTCTACGTTACAATCCTTATCCGCTTCGTATATCTTGTAATAAAAGCTAGGGTCGTCCATTTCCCCGGCTTCTATCTTCTTTGCCATTGTGTAAAGCTGCATTTCCGGGTTAGCCGGGTCTTCGCCGCTGGAAGCTGTCGTAATCGTCATAATTAACGGTTCGTCCCATGCGCCTTGTCCCGTTCTAAGCTTTCCGTACATTTCGTCGTTTTTCGCCTGGTGTATTTCGTCCAGGACTGCCACGTAATCGTTAAAACTGTCCGCGTTATCTGCGTCCGAAGAAAGTACCATAAGCTTATTACCGTTATCTTTTCTTACAATGGTCTTTGTACTGCTTGTAATCTTACAGTATCGCCGTAAAGTCTTATTCGTCTTTATGAAGTGTTCAACTGTTGCGTATAATTCCCCGGCTTGCTTTGTTGTGTTCGCCGTTAAAATAAAAAGCGCGCCGAAGATATGACGTTGACAGAAGAACAGGTATACTACAATAATTGCCGCTAAGAATGATTTGCCATTTTTTCGCGGTATGTTTATATGTGCTTCTCTGTGTTTACGCTTGCCGTCGCTTCTTCGCTTCACGCACAAAATTTCTGTTATAATTTCAAACTGAAATTCTAATAACTCAAAGCTTCGGCTTGCCCCTCTATCATTTGTCAACTTCGACACGAACTTAAATATTTTTTCCGCTTCTTCAACGTCGTAATAATATTCTTCTGTGTCCCATTTCTTTTGTAACTTATCCAACCAGGCAGCTAAAAGCAATTCCTTTTTAATCATGTGCTACCATTCCGTCTAATTCCGGGTCTATGCCGCTATCCGACATATTCCCGGCTTCCTTCATGCGCTGCCGCGCCGCCGGAGTTAGCCCCAATTCCTTAGCCCATGCCCTTAATTCTGTCTGCGCTTTGTTTGCTATGCTTACTTCTGGTCGTTGCTGTTCGTAGCCGTTGTCCCCAACTAGCATACTGTAGCCCTTTTCATCTATAATTTGTTCACACTGCTGCCACTTTGCATAATTGATACAATAGGCTTCTAACGCTTTTAAGTCCTTGTCTGTAAAGTCCTTTCCTTCTTCTGCTAAGATTTTAGCCACTCTGCGCCACTCTTTTTTAGCTGTATCATTCAGCCACTTAGGACAAGGCTTAGGCTTATTTTTTTCTTTATCCTTTTCTTCTTTTGCCATGCTGCCACCTTCTTAGACACCCCCTATAGTAAAAATCGCCGTTTTTTTTCACGCCGACTTGAACTCGGGACTTTTAAAAATTGTTTCAAAACTTTTTTATCCCCCGTCAAGAACGAAATCCCTATAGAATCGCTCTAACATAGCGTATAAAATCATTTGCATTTTTCTTTTTGCTTTGTAGCTTCGGTCATACTCCTTATGTATGCGCCTATGGTTCGCTTCGCTTAGTCCTATAACGTTCGCCGCGTCCAGCCTTCTTCCCCAGGCTTCCGTTATCTCTTGTATGTGGTGGTAGTTCTCAGCTTCCACTATCTTTCCTGTTGTGTAGTACTCGTAAATATCTATTCCTAATTGCTCTGCTGCCCTGGCTGTTCTGAATAGTTCCCAGGCTTTGCTATTATAAAACTGCTGCCGCCTGGCTTCTTGTTCGTCCCTCATGCGCCGCTGCTTATATTCCCTGTACTTCTTCCTGTCTGTGTCCCTGTGCTTGCTACAGTACTTAACCCCAGCTTCTACTACTTTGTTACAGCCCGGATAGCTGCATAACTTCTTTATCAACTGCTACCCTTCTTTCTTTGTGCGCCGCCCTGGATTTCATGCGGCGCTGGAGGTTTAGGACAAACAAAAAAGAAGAACCAGGCAAGGGGATAGTTACCCTTACCTAATTCTTCTTGTGTTTGTGCCTTTATATTACCATAAAGTTTTTAAAGTTTCAATCATTTTTCTTTAATTTGTACGCACAGTTTTAAGAGATTTTGCATAGATTAAAAGGGCTACCAGCCTTAGCCGATAACCCTTATGTTTAAAGTGCCAGCTTATATAATGCCAACTGATTAAGGCTTACGCCTTCCTTGTCTGCTTCAATCGCTAAGCGCTGATGTAAAGACTTAGGCAGCCTTACTACAAACTTCCCGCTATACTTCTCTGCTGTTTCCGGGGTAGGGATAGGTAAGTTATTTTCTAACTTGACTTCTATATATCCTTCCATAGCTTCGTTAAGGCTTTCGTACAGTTCTTCCAGCGTATCGCCTGTACTTTGGCAGCCGTCAAGTTCTAAGATTCTGCCGTAAAAATAATGCCCGCTTTCGTCGTTCATTTCCTGTACTAATCTTGTATACGGTAACTTCATATAGTCCTTAACTTCCATTGTTTACGCTCCTTCCTTGTCTTAATTATATTATATCCAGGATAGGGGATTTACTCCCCTATCCTGTTAAGAATATCCACTACATACGCTTTCTTTAACGGGCTTTCCTGTTTGATTGTCGTTAGGTCGCCTGTTTCTTTGTTTAAGTACTGCTTGTGGCTTCCCTTTTGTCTTACTGGTTCGTAGCCGTAAGCTTTAAGTACTTTGTCGGCTTCTTCCGGGCGTATTCCGTTAGGCTGCCGCTTCATCTTATCAATTATCTTCTCTACGCTTGGCACTCGCTACACTCCTTTCTTAATATTATAGTACTATATTTAGTACTATTTGTCAATGGTTATTATGAAGATTTTTAATCTTTCTTCTTGTCGGAAGTCCATGTAAGCGCCGCCAGTTATTAGACTTGTCCTTATTCTCTGCTAACAACTGCTGCCGCCTTCGGCTTCTCTCTAACTGCTGCCGCTTATCCCTTATGGACTGCTGCCGCACCGCCTTCTTTAGCCGCTTTACCCATTGTTGCGCCGTTCCCGTCCATTCTCCCGGTATTTCTTTCACTATTCCCACTTCCCTTCTATTGCTTCCAGGTTAATAGGCTCTATCATATCTTCCAGGAACACATAATAGGGCTTCTTATTCCCCGGCGCTGCTTTAAGGTTTATGTGCTTGAAATGTACGAAGTACGCCAGTATATCCATGTCCGGCAGCGTCCGTATTTCCTTTACCGTCCCTATCTTCCCCAGGATATGCTTAATATGCTTCTGCTTTACGCCTACTTCCTTAAGCCTGGCTTCTGTGCATGTTACCCGTACTTTTTGCCCTTTCTTTATTTCCATTCGCTTTCCCCCTTTGCTTATCGCAATGTTTTATAATTCTGTATGTGTGATACCCGGAACAGGCAACTTTTACTTACATTCGTGCCCTTCTCCGTTACAAAATAATAATTCTTTGGCAGATATAAGTTAGGGTCGTTCTTAAAATCGCTTTCCCCTGTTTTTCTTAAAACTCCTGTAATCTCCGTTCCGTCGCATAGCCTTAGTGCTACTTCTCTGCCTAAATCTCTTTCTAACTGCTCTCTTGTCATTTTTCCCGCCTTTCTGTGTCAGAAATTGACACCCTTATAACTGTAAGTCCTCAATATTCATTTGTCCCGGTATATCGTTTTTTTCTGCGTCTATCTTCTTAACGCTTATTCCCAAAATGCAATAACCATCTTCAAGCCCTGTATAGCCTTCCAGTAAATACGTTACTTCCGCCTGTATGATTCGCCCCGTATTTTTCCCGTCTTTAAATTCCAGCATTTCCAGCATATCGCCTACTTTGTACCCTCTGTCATTTTTACGAAGTTCAAAAGGCTTCTTGCCGCTTGCCACATCATTAAAATAACTTGCCGCTAACCGTATGCTATGTATCTTTTGTCCTGCTGCCGCGTCGCTGGGTAAATGCTTCATTTTTTCGTCGTCGGACTGCTGCTTAAGCTTTTTATTTGTTTCCCGGTCTATTTTGTCCTGTTCTTCACTATACCGCTGTTCTTCCGTCTTTTCCGATTCCGCTTTATTTATGTACTTATCGCACTTTTCGCAAGTCCCCGTTTTTACATTACATTCTGAATAGAATTTACAGGAATAGCACAAGGAAGTAATGCTTTCCGGGTGTGCTGGCTCGTAATCGTCGCCCGGCTTCTGCTCTGCGACTGCTGCCGCCTGGCTTTCCTTCTGCCGTTCCTCTGCTACCATTCGTTTTACTTCTCCGCTTAACATTTCCCCGGATTCTATTACTTCCTTCTGCTTCTCTACTGGCAGTCTGGAAGTTTCGTAAGCCGTAGTAAAGTTTATATCGCCATTCTTAAAAGCTTCTTTCCCTTCTTCGCACAAATTATTAGTAATACTTTCCATTTGTGCCATTTTCCCGGTTGATACTCCGATAGTGTCCGCTATATAATCGCGCATTTTCCCGGTTATAACCACTTCCCCGGCTTCCCTGGCTGCTACCAGGTACTTTTTAAACTCTGCTACGCCTTCTGTAAGTTCCCAGGCGCTTAAGCGTCTGTTGAAGATATTTGCGCTATGTAGTGTAAGCATAAACATAGCTTCGGTCATTTCCTTGACCTTGCAATCTATTAACTTAAAGTTGTCGTGTCCGCGCTCAATGTTAAGGACTGCCGCCGCTGTTCGTCTATGCCCTACTATGATTCTATCTTGTCCCGCTACCCGCCCTACTATGACTTCCTGTAGTTGCCCGACAAGTAACATATTGTCCGCCAGTTCTTCTATATTCTCCTGGCTGTACTTGTTGCGTTCGCTAGGTATCAGTGTACGCGGGTCTAACTTAACCTTCCTGTATTCTTCTGTAAATATAACGCCCTGTCTGCTGTTTGCGTTCAGCCTGTCGCCTAAATTTATTCTACCCATTGTCTACGCCCCCTTCTGTATTAAGTAATGGTTTAAAATTGCTGTTTGCAATTATCTTTTCGTATGCGTATATCTTCGCTTCCAATTCCGCTATTTTTACGTTCTGCCGTTCCTTTTGCTCTAAATACCATTCTTCCACAGCATTTCTTACTATTGTCTGCTGCCCGTCATATTCCCCAATAATGCTATATGCTCTTCTGCTGCCGCCGTCATAGCTTTTTCCACTTACATATTCCAGGTTAAACAACTTTTGTAATAAACTTTCTATATCCATGCCTTATTCTCCCTTCTTCGTCAAGTCCATATATTCTAATACCAGGTTCTTATAGTCCCTTGTCGCCGCACTCCTTGGCGTTACTTCTACAAGGCTTTTTCCCTTCTCATACGTCCAGGCGTTAACCTTCTTACTGTAGCGGATATGTGTAGTAAAGGTACTGTATTTGCTTTTCTGTAAGGCTTCTTCGCCCTTTACTACCTCTATATCGTTCGTAAACATTGTTACCAGGCATTTAACCAGTGACAAGCCAGGGTTATAAGGTCTTACTTCTTCTATTACCTCTGTCAATTCTTCCATACCGTCTAAGGCGTTCTTATCTGCCTTAATCGGTATAATAACGTCGTTTGTTGCTACCAGGGCGTTAAGTACGTTGATTCCTACACCCGGCGGGCAATCAATAAAGCAATAGTCGTAGCAGTCTTCCACTTGCTGTAATACGTCCTTAAGCTTTGTCATTTGGTTAGCTTCCTGGTCTAACATAAGGTCAACTGCTGCCGCATCTAAATTCATATTAGCCGGGATAATATCTAAGCCACAGCGCCCGCTGCTTCTTATAACGTCTTCCACTATCGTTTCTTTGTCCCTTAACACATTTTCCATACTCTTATAATCATAACTATGTACGCTAAAGAATTTGCTTACGTTCGCCTGTATATCGTTATCCACCAGCAAAACGCGCTTTTTATGTACCTTCGCCATAAGCAAAGCCATGTTAATAGCTGTCGTGCTTTTCCCTACGCCGCCTTTTAAATTTACAACTGCTGCCGTTCTCATTTTCTTTTCCATTCCCTAAACCTTCCTTTCTGCGGCAGCAGTCTTAAAAGGCTCTGCCGCTGGTGCTTCGTTTACTGTTACGTGTGATACATTCCCTTGCTTTGCCAGTCCTTAGTAGGTGTTTTTATCTTTCGCTAATTCTTTCTTCCTAAGCAGCCCTCGTTATTACAGGTTCTGCAATCCGTCCCGCAAAATCCTATAAAACGCTTTTCGTTTACCCTGTCTGTAAGTTTTGCCTTTTCTGCCGGGTATGTGTCGCTTTTAATATCCAGGCTGCCTATAGTTCCTTCCATGTATGCCGTTATTACCTCTATAGCAGCGTCCGAACCGTATACAATAACTGCTTTCCCACCGATTCCGTTAATCGTGTCTATAAAGGCTAACTGTTCTTCCGTCGCTTTATTGCTGCCTACCTTCAATTCGATATACAGGTTATTAAAGCCACCTGCTGCATACGGTAAGCAAATATCGCTAACGCCTGGCTTCATTCCCTGGCGTTTCAGATTTGCCCCCGCTGTCCGGCTGCGCTTTCCTTCGTTTGCTGCGTGATACATAGACTTTAACGCCGGATATTTCGGCTGCTGCCAGCGCGCCCAATCAAAAACGGCGGCTTGTGCCTGGGCTTCTGTTTCCTTACGCTCCATAATTTAGCGCCCCTTCGGCTGCTGCCTGTGCCGCTTCTGCCTTAATCTGTTCTTTTGCCTTTCCCGGTGCTTCTGCGATATACTTACCTACTTCCTTTGTGATTTCGTCCGCTGCTTCCTGGGTAAATGCGTCGGCTTCTACGCGCTGCTTTAATACCGCGTCTAATGCCTGTCCCGCTAAAGCAATACCATTAACTAAGCCTTCTTCGTAGCCATTGTTATAGCTTTTGTCTGTTACCCTGGTTAAGTAGCCGTCTAATTCTTTTGTACTCATGCGCTTAATGCGTCTTGCTGTGTCCCTGTCGATTCCTAAAGTTTTTCCCATTCTAATTCTGTTTCCTTCCACGTTTGATTGATTTTAACGAACGTATAAGTAAAGAACGTGTAGCCCGTCTTTTCGTGTATTCCTTCCCTTACGCTGTCGCCGTCTAAGTAGTAGGATTTTTCCAGCTTCTTAGGCAGCCGGGCTATTCTGTTATACCAGCCTTTATCCTTTATAGGCTCTTTCCTTATAACCGTCGGCTTTCTTAAGTTCTTAGAACTATTCCAGCGTTTCCCCTGTAAAGCGTCCGGGTCTTTTAACATTCCGTCACTTTGCTTGATTAGGTACGCTGCCAGTTTCGCATATTGCCCGGTATCGTCCAGGGGGTTAAAGTGTGTACGTCCCCTTCCCTTCCATGCTTTCGTTATTGCCCGCTGGCTTACTTCGTCGGGTGTATTTATAACTAAGTGATGATGTAACGCGCCCTTCTTGCCAATTTCCATAACGTGTATGTACTTAAATTCCAGCCCTATGGACTTATACAGCTTCCGCATTTCCTTTAAGAAGTCGTCCGCGTCTGCTCTCATGCCTTCCCGCCCTGTTGGACGTTCACTAAGCTTATAATCTAATACTAAGTGCGTGTCCCCTTCCTGGAAGTTCTCGTTAATCAGTCTTCTTAACTTTTTCTCTGCTGCTCTTTTGTTTACTTCTCTTTGTTCCTTTGTGGTTAAACTCTTACGCTTCCCCCTTCCTATTCCTCTTTTGTTAAATCTGCTGCTATAATACTTTGATACTTCTACAGTACTTCCAGCCCTTACTACTTCGATTATGTACGGCATATACTACCACCCTATAGTTAATACTTTTATCAAGCCATAAAAAGGGCGGAAAACCCTCGGAAAATAAGCGCTTTTCCTTGACTTCCGCCGTACATTTTGGTATACTATCTTTGTGAGTAAGTACATCAATGTACGGCGAAGCCGCTAGGTTATTTCCCGATAATCTAGCGGCTAACTTTTTGTTCTTTTTTGGCTGTTGTCGGGTGTAAATATTCCGCAGCAACTACTATATTGCTACTCGTTTATCTTAAGTAAATCGTATTTGTTTATGGACAGTTCGTAGCACGTTCTAGGCTCTTTTTCCCCGTCCCCTAAGTCTTTAATATATTCGCGGCTCTGTAAGCGCCCTACAGCTTCGATACAATCCCCTGTGTGCAATTTGTCTTTTGCGCGGGTTGCCGTTCCGTTCCACATAATAGAAGGTATGTAGTCGCTAACATGGCTTCCATCTTCCCTGTTTACTGCTAATACCAGGTCAGCTATAAGGATTCCGCGCGGTGTCTGTCTAATTGGTACTTCCTTGCATAAATTTCCTGTGATTACTACCTGGTTCGTTACTCCCTTGTAATCTTCATCTTCCTTAATCGCAAGCGCTCTTACCGATATATCTAGCTTGTCCTTAATATTTCGTGTTCGAATTTCCCCCGTAATAAGAAGTTGCGCGCCTACAATTTCCCCTTTTTCGTCAATATCTGCCAAGGCTTCATAAGCTGGCGTATCTTCTTCTATTACAATCGGCAAAATGTCAATAATACCGCTTTCCCTTTCTACTGCTGCGTTAAATTTGTAGTACGCCTTGCCCCTCTTATCTACGCTAACCTGTTGTGGATAGTCTAAGGCTTCGCCGTACAATATAATAAAATTATTCATTGTCCGTTACTCTCCTTTGCTCATTTCTTGCCGGATTCTTTCGCTTCGTAATAAAGCCTATATATTCTTACGCCCGTTTCATCTGTTACCGTAATTGTTCCCCCGGCATATTGTTCTACTTTAACCGTTCCATTTTTCGGCATTGCTGCTAATGTTTCTTCCTTCCCGGTTTCGTTCAACATTGCTACAGTAAACATAACAAGCGTCGCAATCGCTATTACTGCTGCCAGGCGCTTATTATACCTTTCATTCGCACCGATACACGCCAGCAGCGCTAAAACTATAATAATTCCCAAAAAAATCTTTAAAAACATCTGCTATACTCCCTTCTTCTCCTTCGTTATTTTTCCTTCTTCTGTATCTCTCTGCGCTAAAAACATTTTGGTAGCGATATAAACCGCCTTTTGTGTTACTTCGTCTAAGCCTTCGATAAGTACGTTAGCTTCTTCGGCTCTTGCCTTTTTACGTTCGATACTTTCCGCTATTGTCGCTTCTATCATGTTTTATTTCTCCTTTCCTTCTTCTATTTGCTGCCAGGCAGCCCTTAAATAATCGTTCCTTGGCTATTTCTTCCTGGCTGCTTAAGTTAAGCTTCTGCCCGGTATAAGGTACACAGGAAATAACTTTAGATTCTGCCGTAGTGCAATTCCTACGGGCTGTATGTTCATCTTTCGCCGGAACTAGCCGGGTCTGTCTTTTTCCTAATACCTCAACTTCAACTACAAATCTTTTCATTTTTAACTACTCCTGTCTTTCAAAATTTTTAAGTTCCTGTATAGCTTTCCTGTAACACTCTACTTCATCTTCTTCCTTTACCTTGCATATAGTACGCGCCCTGGTGTCACCTTTGTATTCCCATATTTCTATAAGTCCGTCGTCATATATGCTAAAGCGACTGTGCATACGCAAGCTATACCGTTTCTGTAACCGCCTGTAAATTTGGTAAAATTTCTTAGTTATCATCTTTTGTTCATCTTCTCTAATGGCTTCCGTGTTTCTTCGTTCCTCACTTTTTGATACCTATAAACAAGGACTTCTTAGATTGCTGCCACAATCTTTTTTATCTTTTGTTTCGTATTGCTGCTATTTCTTTTTCTATGTCCTTCCCGGTGTATTCCCCTAAAAGCTTCGCGCTTATCTGATACGCCCACGTAGACGAACCCGGAAGCTGTATAGCAATTCCTATATTTAGCTTCCCTTGCTGCATAGCCACGCGGACAAATTGCGGCGATACTCCTAAAATATCCGCCGCTTCCGCTGGCTTTATGTTGTTATCCCTCAACTTATCCCGCCTTTCGTATGTATTTTCGCCTTCTGCATTTTCCCAGGCTTAGGACTGGCTACCTTAGTAGGCTGCATTGCGCTTTTATATTTTTCTTCTTCGTGTTATAATTATCCAAAATAACAAAGGGGGCTTTATGCATGAAGCACATTACTTATTCTTTTAGCGATTCTGATATAGAAGCTATTACCTTCGCGCTTACTATCCTTCCTTCCCTTGGTATCGAAGAAACAGACGCCCAGGCAGCTATTAACTATCAGTGTTGTTGTTCCGCTGGCAAAAAACTCATTAGACACGATACAAACATAGTGCCTAATGAATTTCGCGTTATCCTGGCTTCACTTCAAGCCGTCCAGCTTATTAATCAGGGCGAACTTGAAGTAGACCAGGAAACAAAGAAGAAATGCAGCGGCTACTTATTTACTGTCAATAAGCTTGTTTCTGTCTTTGATAAGCAAATGTCATAGCTTACGCTTATTTCCACTTCATCATTTTTAAAATTATTGTTTACAAGCTGCCGAAGTCTTTCGGCGGCTTCTTTTTTACTCCCTAACATGCTTATAACCTCTCTTTCTGCCTTCTAACAGGGCGGTACGGTATTCTGCCGCTAAACTAGGGACGCTTACCCAGCGACTTCTGCCGCCCTGGCTCTTTATGCTTCCTTTTCTCTTAATTTGAGTACTTCGCCGTGCTCCCATAGCACTTCCCGCATTATTCCGATAAACTGTAAAAGGTCTTTATGTTCTTTGTATTCTGCTACAGTCATAGGGCTTTTTTCTTTGTTGTATTTAACTACTGCGTTCTTTATATCCATTACACAGCAATAAAACATATTCCACATAATTTCCGCTGCCGTATCTGCTGCCGCGTCCAACTTAAACAACTTTCCCGCTTCTTCTGCTTTCAAAAGGTGCTTTAATGTTTCCTGGGCGACTTCCTTAGCGAAGTAAGGCATATCGTTAAAAATCTTTTCCGCTGTCTGTTCTTCGTGCGCGTCCTTATATTTTTCCCTACGCACATTTTCCAGTAATTCGTACCAATCGTCCCACTCCCAATTAGGAAGCTGTTCACTTAAAAGGCTCTTAATATAACTGGAATCTTCTAACTGTTCGTCTGTAAGGTCTGCTGCAAGTTCTTTTACCAGGTTTGCATATTCAACCAATGCGCCCGCCAGGTCTTCGCCTATGCTTTCTACTACCTCTTTTGCTACATTCTCTGCGATAATTTCTCTTGCTTTGTCTTCACTCATTTTCTTTTTTCCTTTCGTCTTCGGTGTTATAATATTGTTGCGTGTATACGCAATACCTTTAGGAAAGGGGGCGGCTTTATGAATAACCACCCGGCTTTCACTAAAGACAACCGGGAATTATTTAGCGATTTAACAACTAATGTATATTCGTTATCTCAAATTTTCCAAGATTACCCGGAAGACAACCGGGGCTACATTCTCGCCAAAGAATTTGTTGAATCCTGGAATAGATTAAGCGATTACATTACCGCCGACTAATTCCCTGGGGCTTCCGAAGTGTAGGAAGCCCTTTTTTGTTTTCTCTTACAAGCCCAATCGTAAAAGAAGAACTGCTTACTGCTATTACTTCTGCGCTGGCTGTTATCCGCCCCGACTTCGACGACCCGACTTATAAAGCGGTTATCGAATTTGCGGAAGAACTAGAAGCCCAGCTTATGAAGTTGTAGTAAGCACAGTCACTAAAGATAGCCCGGAAAGTCGCCGTATTAATAGTACGGCGGCTTTTCTGTTTTGTTTGTGGCTTTCTTTGTTCTGTCTGTATTTATAATATTCCACAAACAGAACTTTGTCAACACTTATTTTATTTTTTTGTTTACAAACAGAACTTTTTATAGTATGCTTAGTGCTAGAAAGGGGGCGAAAGAGTGAACGCGAACCAAAGAATTAAACAATTAAGAGAAAACTTAGGTATAAGCCAAGAAAAACTAGGCGAAACTATCGGGCTTTCTAAGTCTGGTATTTCTTCCATCGAAAACGGTAATAGAAGCGTTACCGAAAAACACATTAAGCTTATAAGCACTTGTTTTAACGTAAGCGAAGACTGGCTTAGAACTGGCGACGGCAATATGTTTAACCCTATGTCCGAAGACGAAGAATTAGATTTATACATTGGTCGTATTTCCGGCGGGGAAGATAAATTTAAAAAGAATCTGCTTAAGGCTCTTTGCAAGCTTTCAGATGATGAATGGAACGTACTTAAAAAAATCATTTCAGAAATGAAAGAAGGGTAGGCGCTGTTAACGCCCGCCCAACAATCCCAGGATATAAAAGTATATTTTCCTTAATAACCTTTCTTCCTGGATAGTGTCTATAAGGTTGTGTAGCTTCTCACGCATTTATAGTTAAGCCCCCTTCCTTTGACGCTACCCATTATAAAGGATTTTGCCCGGCTTGTCTTAAATCTAAAAAATATTTCCTAAATCTTGGAAATATTTTTACTGCAAGTGCTTCAAAAGTTCGGTTGTGATATACTACTTATATTCTGATTCGTACAGGTCGTTGATACGGCAACCTAAACCTTTGGCTATCTTTTCCAGGTTAGTCAGCGTAGGCGAAGTCTTACCGTTTTCAATGTTGTTAAGTGTGGATTTGCTAACACCTGTCATAGCTGCTACGGCTTCTAATTTTAAGTCCTTAGCGTTTCGCACTTCCCATAAATTCATTTTTGCCATGTTCTACCACCTTTCCGCGTGATAGAACAATGTTACTAAATTCATAGAAAGGGGGCTTATTGTGTCTAAATGGTACTGGATTGATACAGAGCAAACGACAGATAATTCAAATATTTCCAGTCGGAACCCTTTTTTTGTAAATTCTGATTTAAACGACAACCTTTACAAGTATTGTCCTTATGCTGTTAAACCTTGTTATACTTGTCCGCATAAACATACTTGTAACTGTAGTGATAGGTCGGCATATTTTAAAATTCATCTTTAAAACTATGTCTTTCACTGGCTGCCACCAGTAAAAGGCGTAAAAAAAGCCGCCCCGGGCTGCCACCTGGAACGGCTCACGCGATACCTATAAACAAGGGCTTATAAGTAATCTACACGCATATAAGATTATATCATAAGCCCAGCAATTTATAAAGGGGCTTATTTTTTGTACCCTTTTTTAAGGAAGGTGCATTTTATGAAATTACCTAACGGCTTCGGGACTGTATATAAGCAGCCTGGCAACCGTCGTAACCCGTATGTAGCAAAGAAAACGAAAGGCTGGGAAATTAACCCGGAAACAGGGAAGGCGAAGCAGCTTTTTACTATCGTCGGGTATTACCCTACCAGGAAGGAAGCGCTAACCGCCCTTGCTGAATTTAACGCCAACCCTTACGACGTGAACGCGGCTAAGGTCACTTTTGAAGACGTATACGAACGCTGGAGTAGCGAACACTTCCCGACGGTCAGCGATTCCAACGTAAAAGGATATAAAGCCGCCTGGCTGCTCTGTGACAAAATAGCAAAAATGCATTTCGTGGACGTGAAGTTAGACCATTTACAAATGGTCGTTGATGAATCCGGGAAGAACTACCCGACGCTAAGGAAGCTTAAGGTACTGTTAGGTCTAATGTATAAATACGCTGTCATACATGAAATAATACCGAAGGAAAGGAACTTAGTAGAATACGTGAACATTAAAAACGCCGGGAATCCGAACGCATACAACCGTAAACCATTCAGCAAGACAGAAGTTAGCCGTATATGGAAGGTTAAGGACACAAATATATACTACACCGTTATTCTTATGTTGATATATTCCGGTTGTAGAATAAGTGAACTGCTGGACTTGAAGAAAAAAGACGTAGACTTAGAAGCAAGGTGCTTTAAAATCGTGGAAGCTAAAACGGCTGCCGGAATCCGTACCGCGCCTATAGCAGAAAAAATATACCCGTTTTTTGAATATTGGTATAATCTCAACGACTGCGAATATCTCTTAAGCACCCCGGAAGGCGAACACTTTAAGTACAGAAATTATTATGATAGTTATTGGACACCACTTATAGAAACTGTAGGAATGACGCACCGCCCACACGATACCCGCCATACTTGCATAAGTATGTTAACCGTTGCTGGCGTGTCTGATAAGGTCATAAAAAAGATAGTAGGACACAAGGGACAAGGCGTAACAGAAACAGTATATACACACTTTGAAATAGAAGAACTTATAGACGCAATCAATAAAATATAG